CTGGTCTCGGTGTCACCGAGGCTGACCCGAATGCGATGGTCGCCAACCTCGTCGGATCGGGTTCCATCACCGGCACCCTCACCGCCGAAGCCCCGCCCACGCCACCTGATGACAACCCCGGCAGCTCACACAGTGCCGGTGGCATCAGCCTCGCCCGCCGCCGTCGTGCCGCTGAAGCAGCGCTGAAGAAGAAGCCCCGCCCAGCGACCCCGGCCTACATCACCGCATCGCTCACCGGAACTGGTCGCGTCACCGCAGACCTGTACGGCGAGATCGTGTGGTCCGCACTCCTCGAGGACGAAGAGATCCTTCTCCTCATCTAACCCTTTGCGCTGCCCTGCCAGGCGCTACCCGCAAAGGAGCCACCCATGCTGCCTATCGCAGAGCGCGCCAACCTGACGCGCGAACTTCGCTCGTTCACCTCCGCAAACCTGGAGTTCCGAGACACCGACACCGGTGGGTTCACGTTCGACGGCATCGCCTCCGTCACGGACACCCCGTACGCGGTGCGCGACCAGTGGGGCGAGTACAACGAGACCATCTCCCGTGGTGCGTTCACCAAGACGCTCAAGGAGAAGGCCGACGTGAGGTTGCTCATCAACCACGACGGCACTCCCCTCGCACGCACGAAGTCGGGCACCCTCAAGCTCTCCGCCGCTCCCGACCTGCGCGCCGTCGCAGACCTCGACCCAGCCAACCCGAAGGTGCAGGAAATCCGCTCGGCCATGTCGCGCGGTGACCTCGATCAGATGTCGATCGGGTTCCGTGTCCACCGCCAGGAATGGAACGGCGACTACACCGAGCGCACCATCAAGGAAATCGAACTCTTCGATGTCTCCGTGGTGACCTACCCGGCCAGCCCGACCACCAGCGCGTCACTGCGTTCCCTCGAGGACCTGCTGACCCTGTTCCCCGAAGGCGCCGAGTACGACCCCGACGAAGTGAAGCGAGCAATCGCCCACCTCGAGAAGCTGATCCCGGTCACGGAGATCGCCCCCGACTTCAGCCACCGTGACGCCGTGCTCCGTGCGGCACTCGTGGCCAAGCTCGCCCAGCAGGACGCACAACTCGCTTCCTTCTGAGCTACCCCGCCGACTGAGACGCCGCTGCGCCGCGCAAGCACCCAGCACCTCAACGAAGGCGACCAACCCCCAGCAACCCGAAAGGACAACGACATGAACATCGAAGCACATGTCAAGGCCCTGCTCGAGAAGCGGATGAACGTCGCACAGCAGTACTTCGCTGAACTCGACGCTCAGGCCGGCCGCGAGCAGACCGAAGAGGACAAGGCGCGCGTGCAGCGCATGGACGCCGAACTCGACGAACTCGCCACCGAGATCACCGAGTGGAACAAGCGCGCAGCCCGCGAGCAGGAAGCCGGAGTGCTGCGCGAGCAGACCGCCAGCTTCTTCGGTGAGGCCACCACGAAGCGCGCCGAGCTCACCGCTGACCAGTTGTTCCGCAACTGGCTCAACAACAAGAACTCGGACCCGCTGAGCGTCAACCTCCGTGGCGCACAGATCGAGCGCGACCTGCTCCGTCAGGGTGCGTCCGCCGACGAAATCCGTGCCCTCGCATGGGACACCGGTAGCTCGGCCAGCCTGGTTCCGACCACGCTGTCGCGCACCCTGTACGAGTACATGGAAGCGTCGAACTCGATGCTCCGTGCTCCGACCACGAAGCTGTACACGGCTGCTGGTGAGACGCTCGTCATCCCGCGTCTGGCCGCGCACGCCATCGGCACCCAGGTCTCCGGTCAGGGCACCGCCCTCGCCGGCACGGACCCGACGTTCGCCAAGACCACGCTCGACGCCTTCAAGTACGGCGAGCTGGTCGTGGTGGCCAACGAGTTCCTGTCCGACAGTGGCATCGACATCGCGTCGTTCCTCGGTCGCGACATGGGCCGTGCGCTCGGTCGCGTCACCGCAACCGCGTACGTCACCGGCTCGGGCTCGGGTCAGCCGAACGGCATCATGACCGCCGTCGGTGGTGCGGGCACCATCGCAACCGGTGGTTCGCTGATCACGCCCACGGTGGAGAAGCTCATCGACCTCCAGTACAGCGTGAACGACGAGTACCGCAACGGTGGCTCGGCTGGTTGGCTGATGAACGACTCGACCGCTGGCACGCTCCGCAAGCTGCGTGACGGTGCGGGCGGCACGGTCGGCGCCTTCATCTGGGAGCCCTCGCTCACCAACGGCGTCATCAACGGCACCCCGGACCGGCTCTTGGGCCACCCGGTGTACACCGACAGCAACGTCGCCGCGCAGGCATCGAACGCCAAGACCGTCGCCTTCGGTGACCTCTCGGCGTACTACATCCGCCTCGTCGGGGATGTGTCGATCGAGCGCGACGACAGCCGCTACTTCGACACCGATCAGGTGGCCTTCCGGGCGAAGATCAGGACGGATGGAGACTTGGTCGACACGTCGGCAGTCAACATCATCAAGCAGAACGTCTGACCATCTCCGTCACCTCCTAGTGGGGTGACGACGTTCGCCTGGCAGGGGCGAAGCGCACCAAGGCCCACCCGTGATCCGGGTTGGGCCTTGGTGCGCGCACACCTGCCACTCCCTGCCCACCTGCCTAGGAGAAACCTGTGCCTGTCCACAAGATCCCTGTCGGCCACCTTCATGACGACCTGATCGCCCTTGAGCGTGAAGGCGAGACCGTGACGAACACGGAACGCGAAGGTGAGTACTTCATCGTCACCACCGTGTTTCGCGGCCAGCGAGAGACGCGCGTCCTGCACGACCTCACGCACGCCGCACGCGTTGGCGCGCAAGAACAACGCGCCGCATGGGATGACCCGCTGCTCGAGTCGTTCGTCTCGGACGACATCGTGCGAGGTGGCGCATGAAGTTCATCATCTACGGCAACGCGCCCCACGTCCCCACCGGCTACGGCGTCCAGATCGGGCACCTCTGCCGCCAACTGAAGCGCGAAGGTCACGACGTGGCCGTTGCGTGCACGTTCGGCCATCAGGTCGGGGTGCGGCAGTGGCCGACCGAGTACGGGCCCGTCACCCTGTACCCGTCCGGGTGGTTGGAGAACTCGCTCGACGTGCTCCAACACCACGCGATGCACTTCTTCGACGGCGACCCCCACGGCGGGTACATCATCCCGGTCACCGACCAGTGGGTGTTGCTCCCCTCGGACCTGTCGCCGTTCAAGCTCTTGGCCTGGACGCCGGTTGACCACTGGCCCGTCCCGCCCGAAGTGCTCAAGTTTTTCCACAAGTCGAAGGCGCGCTGCCTGTCGATGTCAGCGTTCGGTGTGAAGCAGATGGTCGAAGCCGGCCACCCTGCCGACTACGTGCCGCTGATGGTGGACACCAACACGTACAAGCCGACGACACATGTGATGATCGACGGCGACCCCGTGCCCGCACGCGAGTTGTTCGACATCCCCGAGTCCGCAGGGTTCGTCGCGCTGATGGTCGCGATGAACAAGGACCCTCAGGACCGCAAGAACTTCAACGGCGCCTTTCGTGCGTTCGGTCGGTTTTGGCGTGAACACCAAGACGCGGTGCTGTACGTGCACACCGACAAGTACGGCATCGCCGGCTCACACCTGAACCTTGTGGAGTTGGCCCGACACGCGGCCATCCCGCCTCATGCGATCAAGTTCTCGAACACCTACGCCGTGCAGATCGGGTTCAGTCCCGAGATGATGGCGGCGCTGTACTCGTGCGCTGACGTGCTGCTCACCCCGTCAAAGGGTGAGGGGTTCGGTGTGCCGATGATCGAAGCGCAGGCGTGCGGTACTCCGGTCATCGCGTCCGACTTCACCGCGCAGACCGAGCTTGTCGGTGCAGGGTGGAAGGTTTCCGGTCAACTGGAGTGGGATCACCGCCAGATGGCGTCCTACCTCACCCCGTCGACCGAAGAGATTGCCAACGCGCTGATGAAGGCGTACGAGGCGAAGGACGATGCAGACCTCAAGGCCAAGGCGGTTGAGTTTGCCCAACAGTTCGACGTGTCCCGTGCGTGGGAAGCGAACTGGAAGCCGATCCTCGACTCGCTGGTCATCAAGGAACCGGAAGCGAACAAGCCGAAGATGGACAAGGTTGCCGTCCTTGTTCCGGTGTTGAACCGGCCGCAGAACGTTGACCCGCTGGTGCTGTCATTCCTGCGCCACTCGCCGCCCGAGGCGACGCTGTACTTCATCGCAGACAAGTACGACACCGCACAACTCGAGGCCATCGACAAGCGGCTCGGGGACCGGGTGAAGCTCATCCCGTCCACCAAGGGTTCGACGTTCGCCGCGAAGATCAACGACGGCTACGAGCACACCACCGAGGACTTCGTGTTCATCTGCGGTGATGACGTGGACTTCACGAACGGTTGGCTGGACGCCCCGCGCGAACTGTCCGACCGGTACGACGTGATCGGCACCAACGACTCCGAGACCGGCAGGGTTCGCAACGAGGCTGTCGCGAACGGTTCGCACGCCGATCACTTCTTCGTGCGTCGCTCGTACGTCGATGACGACGGTGCCTGCCTCGAAGGTCCCGGTGTTCTGGCCCCCGAGGTGTTCCAACACTGGTACACCGACAAGGAGATCATCGAACTCGCCAAGGTGCGAGGCGTGTTCGCCCCGTGCCTAGCGTCGCACGTCATCCACAACCACCCCGGCTACGACGGGCGTGAGGACTTGCGGCAAGCGGACCCGACGTACATGGCAGCGGTGTCGAACTCTGAGTCCGACATGAAGACCTGGATCAAGCGTGCCGGGATCATTGCGGGGATGCGCTGATGGCCCGCCCGCTGATCGTTGACACGTTCCCGTTCAACAACGAACTTGACCTGCTCCAGTGCCGGCTCGAGGAGCTGTACAACTCAGTCGATCACTTCGTGCTGGTCGAATCGGTGGTGGATCACCAGGACCACCCAAAGCCGTTGTGGTTCGCAGAACACAAGGAACGGTTCGCCCCGTACGCCGACAAGATCGTGCATGTCATTGCAGAACGCGACGACATGCCCACGATCATCGAGGACAACGACCCCTGGGGCCGTGAGCACGCACAGCGCGAGGTGATCGGCAAGGGCATGGCCCGCATCCCGTTCACCGATGACACGATCGTGTTGCAGTCCGACGTTGACGAAATCCCTCAGGCGTTGCTCGTTCGCAACATCCGCCCCGGCGGTCGCATGTTGTCCTTTGGGCAGCGTGGCCACTTCTTCGCCGTCGACTGGCTGCACCCGGACACCTGGTACGGCACCGTGGCCGCGACTGTGGCGTCGCTGAAGAACATGCCCCCCGGTCATGAGTTCGCATGGATGCGCGACTGTCGCCTCCGTGCTGAATGCCCACCCCATCTTCAGGATGGTGGCTGGCATTTCTCATGGCTCGGCGGTCGTGAAGCCGCACTCGCGAAGTTGGGGTCGTTCTGCCACCCCGAGATCGCAGAGCGCACCGAGCAACTGCTGAACGAGGACGTGTTCCTGCGCGCTGGGTTCCATGTGGACGGACAGCGCATGACCCCTGTCGAAGTTGACGACACCTGGCCGGCGTTCATCCATGAGCGTCGCTGCCCGAGTGAATGGTTCCGCCCCCGATGAGCTTCACCGAAGAATGGTTCGACGTGACATCACAGGACAGGCTCGCAGAGTTGGGCCGACAGGTTCACAACGTCGACGGACTGGTCATCGAGATCGGATCATGGGAAGGCCGCTCAACCTGCGTCCTTGCCAACACGATCCGCCCCCGCCCCGTCATCGCGGTGGACACCTGGCAAGGCTCGCCCGGTGAAATCTCTGCCGAACTCGCTGCACAGCGAGACGTGTACGGCACGTTCATCACGAACGTCCGCACCCTGACCTCCGGCAACGTGATCGTCGCCCGCAAGGGTTGGCGCGAGTTCGTGCCCACCATCACTGATCCGGTGGCGCTGTGTTTCATCGACGCAGAGCACACGTACCGCGAGGTGTACGACAACATCGAAGCGATCCTGCCGCACATGGCGCCCGGTGGTGTCATCTGTGGTGACGACGCCGGCCACCAACCAGTGCGTGACGCAGTGCTTGCGTTGCTTCCCAACGATGACGTGCTCGTGAGTGGCAACGTGTGGTCGTACACGATTCCCGTCAAGGTGGTCGGCCCCCAACACCCCTGGACGCGTACATCACCACTGAAAGCAAAGTACGACGCTGTGGCCGCGACCCCCTCGGACATCTACGAACACCTGCCCGTGCTCGTGGAGATGGTGCTGAAAGCCGACGCGAAGAAGGTCATCGAACTTGGCACCCGCACTGGGGTCAGCACGATCGCCTGGCTGTATGCGCTCGAGCAGACCGGTGGGCATCTGTGGTCGGTCGACATGGACGCCAAGCCCCCGATCGGTGAGTTCCCGCACTGGACGTTCATCCAGGGTGACGACGAATCCGATCAGGTTCTCTCGCAGCTTCCCCCGCAGGTGGACATTCTGTTCTTGGACACCTCGCACCACTATGAGCACACGAAGCGCGAGCTTGAGCTGTACCTGTCGCAAGTCAAGCCGGGTGGGTTGATCGTCTGCCACGACACCGAGCTTCCGATTCCCGAAGGCGCACCCCCGCAGGATGCGCCGTACCCGGTGAAGCGTGCGATCCAAGAGTTCACCGCGAAGCATGGGCTCCGCTGGTTCAACCTCCCCAACTGCTGGGGCCTAGGCATCATCGAGGTGGTCTGAGATGGCACTGACGAACTGTTACGCCACCCTGGACGACCTCCGGCAAGAACTGGCGATCAACGTCACCACCCAGGACCCGAAGCTCGAGATGGCGATCAACGCCGCCTCCCGGCAGATCGACGGCTTCACCGGCCGGTTCTTCTACCAGGACACCGACTTGTCGGATCGGACCTACCACCCCGACGATTACCTGTCGTTGGAAGTGGATGACATCTCCACCACCACCGGACTCGTGGTGAAGCTCGACAACGACGACGACGGGTCGTTCGAGACGACGCTGACGATCTCCACGAACTTCATCCTCACCCCGACCAACGCGGCGGTGCAGTGGCCGATTCAGCCGTACACCGGTATCCGCATCGTTGACTCCGTGTCCACGCTCCCCATCTGGAGCTCCGGTCGCCCCTCCGTGCAGATCACGGCGAAGTTCGGCTGGCCCGCCGTCCCGGACAACGTGAACAAGGCGTGCCTCATCCAGGCCGCGCAACTGTTCAAGTCGTCCGACGCGGTGTTCGGCATGGTGTCGTTCATCGACGGCGGTGGTGCTCGGGTGCGCGGGGCACTCAACCCGCAGGCTGAAGCGTTGCTCGAGCGGTTCTGCAAGGCGCGCGTCGGATGACCACCCTCGAGGAAGTCCGCACCAACCTCGCCGCCGCAGCCGCCACGGTCCCCGACTGGGACGCTGCCGCGTACATCGGGGAGCAGGTCAACCCGCCCATCATCAAGGTGTCGATGCCGGCGTTCGACCCCCGTTACGTGTTCGGCCAAACCTCGAACGAGTACACGTTCCGCTGTTACGCCTACTACACCCGAGCCTCCGGTGACGTGGGCGAGAAGGCGTTGGATGACTTGGTGTGGCCGTTCATCGAAGCGGTACAGGACGAGGCCAACTGGGACGTGGAGATCGGGTTTGCCGAAGTCGTGAGCGTTGGCGAAGTCACCGTCACCACGTTCGGTGTCGACGCCGTAGCCGAATACTTCGTCCGCTCCTTTGACGTGAAGGTGGTTCTCTGATGGCGGTTGCCTCTCTCAACTCTCGTATCTTCGTCGGCTCGATTGCCTGGTCGCAGTACACGCGCTCCAAGTCCCTGTCGATGGACACGGCGATGCTGCCCGTGACGACCATCAACGACGCCGACGAGGTGTACATCCCCGGCCTGAACTCGGGCACCGTGTCGCTCGACATGCTCTTGGATGGGTCGGGTGCGGCGGGGTCGCAGTTCATCACCCTGAACACCTGGAAGTCCACCACCCAGGTTGTCACCCTGTGCTTCGAGGGTGCGAACCGTGGGCAGCCGACGTGGCTGATCAACGCCGACCAGGGCAACTTCACGCAGAACTCCGCAGTCACCGACGT